TCCAGATAGCCCCAGACATGAGATCGTGGCACACAGGGCAAATGCCATCGATGGCACACTATGCCAGAATCCCGAACATTTTTCGCAATGTCAGCATGGTGGCAAATTCACCTGAACTGAGCTTTACTACGGCCACTGACCGCCGGCTGCGAGCCGCAGCAATTCGACGGCCGCGTGACTCGGCGCTCGCTCGCCGAGGCACCAGCGGCGCACGCTACGCTCATCGGCCTGGAGCAGGCGCGATGCCGCCCTCTGCCCGCCGACCAGCGCGCAGAGGGCGCGGACGAGCAGCACCGGGGCAGGGTGCGGGGCCTGCTCGTTGCCTGCGGCCAGCCGCTCGGCCTCCAGGCGCCAAGGATGGGTTGGGTCGCGAGGGTCTTCGGCCAGCGACCAGCCTGTGGGCAGTGCGGTGTCGGTCATGACCGCCTCCTGTCGCTGTGGTACGCGGTGCAGCGTCGCCATCGATCACCAGTCATAGGGATCGGCTCCAGAGCGGCGAGCGGCCTCGGCAGTCGTCAGGACCGCGCCTGCCTCCACGCATCGGCGCTCGTAGTCCAGCATGGACTCGCCATCGTGGCGGGCAGGGGCCAGCGGGCGCATGTCGGCGGCAGACGGCGCACGCTCGGGCCACACCCGCTCGACCACACCGTCGATGATGGCGCTGATGGTGACGCCCTTCCGCAGCGTCACCTGTTTGCCAGCGGCGATGGTCTTGCGCCACACACTCTTGGTCCGATTCCACTTCCACCCCCGCTCCGCGAGTCCATCGCGGAGCGGGTAGGTGTCTCCGCTGAGCATGATCTCGACCGGAGCGTCGCCGGCAATCATGTGGGTTTCGGTCAGGGAGTAGGCTGTATGGCTCATGATGCGCTCCTGCCCCCTACGATGCCGGGGCTTGGCGTGTTGTGGGGCCGTTTGTTGACCGGCTTGGCCTTGCCGGTGTGGGGCTCAGCCCCGTGAAAGCGCCACCACATCCAAATGGTGTGGGTGCGAGGTGAATCGCCCCTTGGCGCTGCGCCAAGTTACGCGGTCTTTTCCGTCGCGACCTACGACGCGGTATTTCGCGCCGTCATGATCGGTGAATCCAGTGGCCGTAAACAGGCTGCCATCACGGCAGACATATGTGCTTCCGATTTCAATGAGGATCTTGGCATGGCTCATGGTATGCTCCTGGGTCGCTGACCCTGGGTTGTGGAGGGCGGCTTGCCCTGCCTTGATGGGTGGAATATATAGGGCCAAATGCCCTAGTCAACAGGAATTTTTTATGTGCGTCCGCTGTGTCACACATGTGACAGAAATTGTCACATGACAAAAAGTGTCAATATGTGTTGAAAAAGTGACAAAAGTTGATATTGCAACGGCATGAACAGGCGACGCATCAGTCATGCGGGCAAGGATGAGTTGACCGCGCGTCAGCGGATTTTCATCGCCGCATGGACTGGCGACTACGAGTCAACTGCGCGATCTGCTCCAGGCGGGATCACCGCAAGGTCAGCACGGCAGCGATACGTCGACCATCCCGAGTTTCGTAAAGCGCTTGATAAGCGGGTGCGCGAGATAGCAGATCAGCAGGTTGACGATGCCCAGGCAAACGCCGACGAACTGCGCAGGTTTTGGACGACGGCCATGCGCAACGATGAAGCCGAGATGCGCGACCGGCTGCGAGCATCTGAGCACCTGGCCAAATGCTACGGCATGTTCATCGAGCGCCGACAGGTCGAGGCCGGCGGATCGCTTCTAGACTTGATCGAGGCCGCCGTTGCGGATCTCCACGATGGCGACGAATAGATGGCCGACAGCGCACATGCCGCGATCATGCGCAGGTGGATCACCAGCCCCCTAGCGTTTGTTGAGGAATGTTTGCGAGTCGAGCCCGATGCATGGCAGCGCAAGGCCCTGGAGACCGTGCGCCACGACCGCAAGAACCTGCTATGTATGCAGGCGTGTGTCGGCCCCGGCAAGTCGTGTGTGCTAGCATGGTTAGGCTGGTGGTGGCTGGCAACCCAGGCCCGCAAAGGTGAGCCGCACAAGGGCTGCGCTGTTGCGGTTACGGGCGACAATCTGCGCATGAATCTATGGCCCGAGCTGCGCAAGTGGCAGGAGCACAGCCCCCTGCTCATGAGCCTATTCACTTGGACGCGCGAGCGCATCGTCTGCAACGAGTCGCCGGAAACGTGGTTTCTGGCCGCTCGTCAATACGCCCAGGCGGCAACCCCAGAGGAAGCAGGCCGCACCCTGTCAGGCCTCCACTGCCGCTACCCGCTCATCCTGCTCGACGAGAGCGGCGACATGCCGCCAGCAGTCGGGCGAGCCGCGATCCAAGCCCTGTCCACCTGCGATGGCGGGCTCATCGCCCAGGCCGGCAACCCTACCTCGCAGGCCGGGCTGCTCTATGATTCGTCGGTCGTGCACGCAACACAGTGGGACACCATCCGCATCACCAGCGACCCGCGTGACCCAGATCGCACGCCTCGCGTGTCCAAGGAGTGGGCGCAGGAACAAATCGACAATTGGGGCGGACGAGACAACCCCTGGGTGCAGTATGCCATCCTTGGCCAATTCCCGCCCGCTGGATTTGCCCAGCTCATCGGCCCCGAGGAAGTCACTGCAGCCATGAGGCGCAGGCCACTGCATGGATCATGGGAGCATGCAGGCCTCGTTACCGCTGTCGATGTCGCCCTAGATGGCATGGATTCTAGCGTGATCATGAGTCGACAAGGCATCAACGCAGCGTTGCACGCGCCCCGAGCGATCCGCAACGGGACCGGGGCCACGATCAGCGCAGTCGCAGCAGAATGTCACACGGCACACGGACGCGGCGTCATCGTCGTCGACAACTCAGGCGGCTACGGGGCAGGGACTTACGACGCGCTCTACCAACTGGATTACAACGTGCACAGCTTCAAGGGCTCCGAGAAGGCGACCGACCCGCGCTATTTTAACAAGCGTGCCGAATGCTATTGGAAGGCGTGCGAGTGGATACGCGCAGGAGGATGCCTGCCCGACTGCCCTGCGCTGGTCGAGGAACTATGCGCCCATGAGATGACCACCAAGGATGGCCGCTTTTTGTGCACCCCGAAGGAAGTCGTCAAAAAGCGCATCGGCCGGTCTCCTGACCATTCCGACGCCCTTTCAATGCTGTTCGCGGTGAATCCCGCATCACGGGATGCAGAATTACTGGACAAAATGGCGTCGACCATAGCATCAGCGAGGCGAAAAGCATCATATGCCGATTATGACCCGCATGCGCGGGCCAGGGCTAGGGGACGCTGATGGCCATCAGCGACGCCGAACGCATCCAACTAGCCATCCAGGCATCCCAGGATCAGGCGAGCATCAGCCCTGGCATAACCTCAGGGCTCACCAAAGCCGCGTCAACCCTGCTCGCCAGCAGCCTTTTGCGCACGTTATGGGGCGAAGAATACCAGCCATGGCGTATTGGTGATCGCCCGCAGTACGAACTTGGCGGCGACGAAGACGGCAACCGTTTAGACGCCATGACTGTCACCATGCAGGGAGTGCAACAGACTCTCGGCGCAATGGCGCAAGGCGTGCCGGGCTACGACCCAGACAGCGTATGGGACGCGCTGCAGCAGGACGGCGACGTGGCAGGCACGGGAATAACCCGCCAACAATTTGATGCATGGGTGGCTAACTATACCGCAGACCCATCCAGCGTGCAGCGCCTGAGCCGCGACGAACTGGAGATTGCACAACGTCTGTCTCAGATCCGCCCGCGCACAGGGTCGGCATTCGGCGGAGCGCTGGGATCGTTTGGCGACGCGCTTGGCGACATTGGCGGCGCTTTGACACCCGTAGCCGGGGCCATCGGCGGGGCAGTCACCGGAGCAGCCGGAGCCGCTGCCGAAGGTGTCACCGGCACCCTTGAGGCTGCCCGTCCTGGGCTCATCGGCCTAGCCGAAGCCGTCAAGCCAGGCTCCGACATCATCGACGCGCTCACGTCTGCCGGGCAATGGGGCATCGAAAACATCGCCGCACCCGTAGCGGATGCCGCGCAATCAGGCGTCGATTCCGTGCTGGACACAGCCGGCAACGTCACCGACACGCTGCAGGAAGCCGTCGCAGATACGCATGATTTCATCGAGTCCATTCCCGACTTCCTTGATTCGCTCATGCCAGAGGCACCCGACGTTCCAGACATCGGTGACGGAACTGGCGGATCAGGCGGCGCATTTACCAGGTTCACATCCCCGCTGCTGGCCGGCGGCATGCGCGTCCCTGTCACTAAGCAAGCCATGGACCGTGGCTACCTGTCGCGCCGGCACGTCAACCCGATTCCTCAGACTGACACCATGACGGGAGCCTTCTGATGGGCGACATGCAGCGCCGGAAAGCCTACCTTCATCGCCGTGTCAATGACATGAACGCAGATTTTCAGACCTATCGCGAGACGGCCCGCGACCTGCGCGACTTCATTTTGCCTTACACTGGCCGCGATCTGGATGAGCAGGGAGCCCGGCAGGAAACCGATGGCCGCAAGCGCATGTCGTACATTTACGACAGCAGCGCAACCGACGATGCCGAAAGCTTCGGCGCAGCCATTCAAACCAACAGCATGAGCCCATCGCTTCCTTGGTTCAGCCTCGGAGCTGGCGACCCAACGACCGCCGATCTCTATACCGTGCGCGAATGGATCGATGAAGTAGAACGACGCTTCTATGCCGTCCTTCGTGGCTCAAACATCTACCAGGCCGTGCGCCCCGGCATGACTGAGCTGCCAATCTACGGCACATGGGCTATGGCCCTGTTGGAATCAGATGATTCTATCATACGCGCCATCCCGCACACCTTCGGGGAATACCGGATTGCACAGAGCGATGCCGGAATTGTCGATGTCTTCTACCGCAAAACAAATCGCACGCTGCGGCAAATCGTCCAGCGCTACGGGCTGGAAAACCTCAACGAAAAGATGCAGGATGCCTACAAGCATGGGCGACTTGAGACCTATTACACGGTAGAATACCTGATCGAGCCCAACGACCAAGACGCCATGCCGTTCCCTGATGCTCCAGACAAGCCTTTTCGTGCCATCACCTGGATTGATCAAGGCGGATACGTCGAACTTGCAACCGAGGGCTTTGACGAGTTCCCGATCATGGTCCCCCGCTATGCCCGCGTTGGTAATGCGGTCTATGGCTACGGAGTCGGTCACATCATCTTGCCGGATGTCATGGAACTGCAGCTCACCAGCAAGGACCGGCGCATGGTGGCCGAGCAGATCGCCCGCCCGTCCATGCTCTCGATTGGCATGAAGGCCAGCGACTTCGACCTGAACGCTAACGGCATCAACATTGGCGACCAGGGC